CGTTGTTGTATTAGCTGCACCATTGGCTGTATATTTCGTGTCAATAAATTCGATAAGAGTATTATGTGGTAATGGCCAATCAAACTGCGGGTCAATAATATCATTAAATAACAATACAATCCAATGCCTCTCAGGATTATCATAAAATTTAGAAGCAATAATTTCTGGTGTATCTGAATCTTTAACTGAATATTTGTAAAAAGCTGATGAGTTTTCTTTCAACTCTTTTTCAAAACCAAAACGTGCAACAATATTAGTAACAGTATCAAGACCTGTCGTATTTGTGTTGCTTGTATAAAATGTTTTGGGATAATAATTAAATAATTTTGCCATATTGATATATTAAGTCTTATATTGTAATGTGGGCAAATCTTTTCTAAAATCAGCTTTAGTGAGATATGTAATTTCTTTAAAGTTAAGTGTCATTTGAATGGCCACTGGCATACCAGTTCTACCTAATGTTGGTTTATTTTCATTAGGAACTTCATAAGTTGAAAACCCATTAGGAGCATAATTTATTTGAATTCTCTCTAACACACATTGTCCAATTTGTGGAATGTTTGGATTTTCTGATCCGCCATAATAAAATGATAAATCAAACTCTGATGGAGGAATTAATAGTCCATCGTTTTGACCAGAATCATTTAAACTTAAATCTGGCGCCTGATGATAACGCAATCTTTCAATTAATTTTTGAACTTCTTCAGCTTCAGCCTCGGACCTAGGATAAAATAGAAAATCAAATTGAAAACTTCTAAAATCTGGTGCTGAATATAACATTTCAAGCATAGGATTTAAAACTTTACCTGTAGCTGCAAATAGTCCTAATCTTGCGGTTTGTGGTGCTGTTGTTCCCAATACTTGTTCTGCAAAAAGTCTACCTGCACCACTTTTGGCAGCTGCTATGGCGGCTTCTGTTACGCCATTAACACCTCCACCACCTCTCTTATATGAATCAACTAAACCTGGAGCAGCCGCAGCCAACTGTCCAAAAACTTCCTCACCCGGACGCATGTTAGCATACGATTGAGTGTAATCAAACTGTAAAGTATCGGGCATATATAGTGCAATTGCATCCGATGTGCGAGATGTTTTTCTTAAAAATCCAAAACCTTTGTCTGTAATTTTTTTAATTGAATTATCTATAACGGACTGTGTAGAAAGACTAGGTAATCCATTATTAAAAAGCCCTCTAACTCCACTGGCTATAGAATTAAGAGTTTGATTAATTCGTCCTGTGCCCAATTTTCTTTCTATTTGATTAGCAACATTTTTTGAAGATGATGATGGTGTGTTTTTAGATATCAAATGTGGCGGAATATGTTTTGGATTATTAAAAGATGGAGTATTATCAAAAGCCGGATTGTTATCGATAGTAGGAGAAGTATCAGTCGTTACCTGTTGTTCACGAATATATATAATCATATAATGACCTTTATCATAATTGCCTACATCCAATGGATAACGGAATGTGTTATATTGATATTCCGTTCCCTCTAAAGCTGATAAAGGTCCGAATCCCGTATTTTGCTGTTTATTAAATTTTATATCGCTTAGGCCAAAAAAAGACATATTTGCTTCCAAAGGTAAATTGTGTTAATTAGCATAGATAGTATTTATGTCATATAGAGGGTGGTTTCGACCAAAAAATCCAATAAAATACAAAGGCGATGCAGCTAATATCGTCTATCGTTCTAATTGGGAATTAAGAGTGATGAAGCATTTAGATATTGATCCCAATGTTCTTTGGTGGGCGTCAGAGGAGTTGTCTATTCGCTACAAATCTCCAATTGATCAAAAAATGCACCGTTATTATCCAGATTTCATTGTTCATGTTAGGCAAACTAACAATATAGAAAATACATTGATTCTTGAAATCAAACCAGAAAAACAAACCAAGAAACCAACTCAAAAACATAAAACAAAGAAGTTTATTCAAGAGGCCGCAGCTTATGCCATTAATCAAGAAAAATGGAGAGCTGCAGACCTATTCTGTAAAGAACATGGATGGGAGTTTAAGATTTTAACTGAAAAAGACCTTGGCATTTGAGATAAATAGACAATGGCATATTTAATAGATCGCATTAAAGATTCTTTAGCAAAAGAAGGGTTAACTCCTCGTTCTAATCAAGCAAGAGATTGGTTACAATCTAAAATAGCAGAATTAAGACCAACTCGTGAAGCTTTAATGCGTGATAAAAATAAATTAAGAGAATCTTCAGTTATTGGCAAGATGTATTTCTATTTTTATGACCCGAAAACAAAAGATAAAATGCCATATTATGATAGATTTCCATTGGTCATACCAATTGAACCATATAATGATGGTTTTTTAGGATTAAATTTGCATTATATTTCTCCAAAATATCGCATAACACTTTTAGATAAATTAAGTGCAACAATCTCTAATAAAACATATGATGAAAGAACAAGATTAAAATTGAGTTATAAATATTTAGCTAGCGCTTCAAGAATATTTGAAGCCACTCCGTGTATTAAAAAATATTTGTATAATTATATACAATCAAGATTTTTAGAAATAACAGCAGATGAATGGGATATTGCAGCTTTATTACCAATGGAAAGTTTTGTTGGTGCTTCGACAAGTAAAGTTTATGCTAATTCAAAGGAACAATTTTAATGTCATTTTCACCCAATTTATTCTTATCTAATGTAAGAGCAAAAGACGGTTTAGCTAAACCATCAAGGTTTGAAGTCATTCTTCCTATACCATCATATATTGGAAGTTTCATTGGCAATTCAATTATTGAAAAGATATTAAATTTTCCTAATTCAGTATTTAATGATGTAAGTGATGCTATCAGTTCTGCGTTTGGACGCCAAGGGCAAAAATCTGATCAACAATCAGTTTCATCAAACCCGTCTATTTCGAGATATTTGGCCTTACAATGTGAAAGTACCGATTTACCTGGTAAAACACTTCAGACCTATGATGCAAGAATTTATGGCCCATCGTTTAAAGTGCCCTATTTAACACAATATGCAGATGCCACATTTACTTTTTTGTGTACCAATCAATTTTATGAAAGGAAATTATTTGACCGCTGGATGGAAGCTATTAATCCTACAGATACAAACAATCTTCGTTTTCCTAAAGGTGATGCTACGAGATATATGACTAATATTAAAATTATACAATATGATGATTTTATAAAACAAATTTATGCAGTAGAACTAATTGATGCTTTTCCAATTGGAATAGCATCACAAGCCTTGAATTGGTCTGAGGATGGTTTTCATCGTCTTTCTGTTCAATTTGCTTATCAAAAATATAATACAGTTTATGAAGGAACTTATAATTTAGCAGCAGCTACAACCGCACTATTTGGGGTGGCCGGTACAAAATTATTACCTTTAGGAAAAGCATTTACAAGATAGAAATTTAATTATAAAGCGAGGTTATTATGTTACCAAAGATTGATGTGCCAATTTATGAATTGGAATTACCATTATCTAAAAAGAGTGTCAAATTTAGACCCTTTTTAGTAAAAGAAGAAAAGATATTGATGATGGCTATGGAATCAGATACAGATGATTCTTCACTCTTAGCTATTAAACAAATTATTACGAATTGTTGCTTAAGTGATAATGTAGATGTTGAAACTTTACCAATTATAGACCTTGAGTATTTCTTTTTAAATTTAAGAGCTAGGTCGGTTGGTGAGATTGTTAATTTACAATATAAATGTAATAATAAAGTAAAAGATGAGGAATCAGGTGAAGAAAAAGATTGTGGTAATGTGGTTAAACTTGAGGTTAATATTTTAGATATTAAACCAAAAATTTCAGAAAAACATACTACAAAAATAGTTTTATCACCGAAAATGGGTATTGTGATGAAGTATCCATCTTTCAAAATGGTTGAAGATAATGTTAAAGTTGAAGGTGGTGAAATTGAAAAACTGATGAGCATTCTTTTAAATTGTATTGAATCTGTCTATACCGAAGATTCTATATTTTACGCTAAAGATATACCAAAAGAAGAACTTTCTGATTTTGTTGAGAGTTTAACTCGTGAACAATTCGCTAAAGTTCAAGAGTTTTTTGATACTATGCCAAAAATTAAAAAAGAATTAAGTTTTATATGTAACAAATGTGGTTATAAAGAAAACATCTTTGTAGAGGGCCTGCAAAGTTTTTTCGTATAACCTTTCGTCATGATAATCTGAAAAACTATTTTGAAACAAGTTTCGCATTAATGCAACATCACAAATATAGTTTAGAAGATATTGAACATATGATGCCGTGGGAAAAAAACGTCTATGTTAGTTTATTAGTTAATTATATTAAAGAAGAAAATGAAAAACTTCAACAACAAAAGGCAAATAAGAGATAAAAAATGGTAACATTTACCGATATAGTTAAAGAACAACGCCAACAGGGTGCTGGTATTTTTAGTTCACTAGGAAAAGCTGCAGGACAAAGAACACTAGAACGAATAGATCCTCGTAATTATTTGTTTAAACGAAGTGGTCTCTTAACAGCTTTATTTCCTGGCTTAAAAGGATATCAAGCAAAAACAGATTCATCCGAAATGAAATCTGTTGGTACTTCTTCATCATTGGGCCAAACAAATTTAGTCATTGATAAATTAGATGAACTAAAAGTTGTTCAGCAAGAAACTGCAAAAAATACTTTAGTTTTACCAATTATAGCTCGTGATATGAATGTAATGCGTCAAAATATTCTTAAACTTGTTAAATTATCTGGTGGTAAACCATCTAGCCGTGCAGATTCTTTTTTTATGACACAAAAACAAAAAGAAGACATGTTGGAAGCTAGATTTGGTAAAAAATCACCAACTAAAGTTAATGAAATGAAAGTTCAAGAAAAAGAAAGTATTCTATCAAAATTATTTGGTTGGTTATTTTCTGGTTTCAAAGGTGGTTTAGCTGGAGTATTAAATGGTCTATTAACAACTCTACTTAAAGGTGGGTTATTAGTTGGCCTTTTAGTTGGCATAGGTAAATATTTTAATGATCCAGAATTTAAAAAAACCGTAAACGAAACATTAGATAAATTTATGATGTCTGTGTTTGGCGCTGACTATTGGGAGAATCTTAAAAAGGGCCTTTTAGTTGTTGTTGGTGGATTTCTCGCAGTTAAAACAGCACTAATTGCATTTGAAGTTTTTATGTATCGTTTAATTTCACGCCTCGCTGGCGGTATGAGAATACCTGATGTTATTCGTGATACTACACCAGATGATAAAGGTGGCGGAAAAGGCGAAAAAACTAAAGGTGGAAGAGGTGAAACAACTAAAGGCGAAAAAACTAAAGGCGGAAAAGGTGGAACAACTAAAGGCGGAAAAGGTGGAACAACTACACCAAAAGCTAAAGGTGTTAAAGGTATTGGTAAATTCTTGACCAGAGGAAATGTAGGTACAGGTTTATTGTTATACTCTCCTGAATTAGGTGATGCTGAACTTCCAAATTTTCAGCGTAAATTACAAGAGAACCAAAATACATCTCCAACAAAAACTGAATCCTTATCAACACAACCAATACAACTATCAACTGACGCTGAATCTATGGCTGAATTGATTCGTAGTAAATTCAAAGCCGCAGGATTTAGTGATATTCAAGCTGAAGCTGCTGTTGCAAATGCTGTTGCTGAATCTGGTCTTAATCCAAATGCTCATAACACTAGAGGTGAAGATAGTGTTGGACTATTTCAAATGAATCGTAATGGTGGATTAGGAACGGGTCATTCTGTTGAAAGTCTTAAAGACCCAAATTATAATATCGATTTAGCAATTGCAGCTGCTAAAAAATCTGAAGCTTTCTTGAAGTCTAATACGATAGATGATGCTGTTGCAGCTTTTGTTAGAGATGTTGAAAGGCCCGCTAATAAAGAGTTAGAAATAGAAAAACGAATACAAATAGCTCTTGGTAAGAAACCAGAACTTGAGAGAGAACAAATCTTTACAGATAGAGGAACAACTTTAGCCTCAGCCGCCTCAGCTGTTCCATCCATGAATGATATGGGCAAATTCTTAAATCAAGGTTCAGCTGATTTTGAAGCTATGGTTCGTGATTTTCTCGCTTCATCAGGAATGGTTAATATTAATAATGATTCATCAACTAAAGTATCTACGACAAATGCAAGTCAAGATGGCCCACCAGGTAGCGCTTACGATACTGAAATATTTACCGCTATGGTTGAAAATGTAGTAAATTATTAATAATTAATTGCACATAAAAAAATACCCGCTTCGGCGGGTATTTTCTTTTTAGATTGAATTACTCAGCGAGTGATTTGAAATAATCTAAATTATCATCATCAGTTGCAATCTTAGCATCAATTTCATTTAATGCTAAATCATTAAAGTTCTCAACGATTACATCTTCAGCTTTAGTTTTTGGTACTACCTCACCCTCAAAACCTAAAACTTTATCTAATCTTGCTTTTAATAAAGCATATGATTTAAAATGTTTTGGA